TTGCTAATTCCTGATCCGTACTTTAATTCGAAAGCGTACTCGACACCTGGAGTTATCTTGTGCTCTGATACTTCTCCATTAGCCCTTGTTATCTTTAGCTTTGCCATTATTACTCCTTAGTTAAAATGCCACCGATGGGGACACTGTTACTGCGGAGTTTATAGTAAATGTTACAGATGAGGTAGCGATCTCAGCCACGCCGCCTTGACCTAGTGGGGTCAGGTTATTTACCAAGATTGAGAATTGGTAAGATGGGTTAGCCGCTGATACTGCTGTGCCCTTAACGGTAATCATTGACACAGAGATAGTCTGTCCAAAGCAATCGTTAAGTGTTTGCATAACCTGAGCGGAAGCCCAGTCATTGATAAAGTCAAGTGTTAAAGTGCCAGATTGTAGGCCAGCAACAAACTTGTGAGCTGTATCGCCCATCGCTGTTACTTCTAGCTCATCTGCTACCTGGTTGATTACTGCATTGGTTACGTATGCAGAGATATCAATAGAAGGTGTTGTCTTGGCTGCTGCGGTTGCCAACTTAACACCAACATTGTTATTTAAGTAAATTGCCATTGTTATTCCTCATCTTTCTTTGTTTGTGCAGTTGGTTTTGGTGCTTCTTTGATCTGGCCTGTCTTAATTAAGAAGGCTAAGTCTTCTGCTTGTGTGCTCATTTTAACTCCAGCTCGTTAGGATTGATACTGTTATTTCTGACGTTAATAAATCTCCACTAGCTGCGTTAGTTATAGCTGGAGCGGAGACACTTGATATGTTGTAAACTAGGTTCGATGCCGCTAGTTTGGTTACTACTGCTACGATAAAGTTTTCCATGCCTAACAAATTGCCTTGGTTATCAAATGCAGGCGTGGTTATTAAAATCTTAAAATTAGCCATTGGCGCAATACTTGTTTGGCTGTTGTTGCTTGGCACGATGTAATCTGATGCTGGGGTAATAATTACACTGTTAGCCAATAAAGTTGCCGGTGGAAAACTAAAGGTAGACCAAACTCCAGCGTTTGCTAAAGCGGTTGCTAGAGTGCCACGTAGCGTGCTTATTGCAGCCATTAGCCCACCAGTGATGCAGGTGCAGCGTAAGGCTGGATGAGACCTCTTACGAGATTTATCAGTTGGTAACCCATTTTATAGGGGCTAGCACTTATCCCATCCATGCCTACGCTCCCAGTCTGCTGCGTTTGTCTAGCCTGCCAGATTTGCGTGGCCAGGATCATCGCGGCTTCTCTTATAGCTGGGGTGGTCGCATAAGATTGAGTTTTGTGATCTGGACCTGTAGCCACTCCATATGGTGCTACTTTGTGAAAAACTTGGTCTGCGGCAGTTCTGGCATATTGAACAAATGAATAGCCATTAGGGTAATTAACTTGGCCGTAGTTATACATAAATACTGGGATAAGGCTAGTAGTACCGGATGTTGGCGGTATTGTGCCTGTAATTGTGTGCGTGCCGTTAAATGTGGCACCGCAACCACTCACCACTATTGATTGGGTCGCAGCGAATGCGTTTGGGTTGGCAAGCATAAGTGTTGCCACGTTATCTTGTAATGATGTGGCTACTACTGGGGCTGTGTTAAACCAAAGATATTGATTAAGTAAATCTTCGCTACTTTGGCAGCATTCTTCAACAGTTGCATCGGAGTAAAGAGAGCCAATACCAAGGTTTGCCCTTAACTCAGCTGTAGTTACATACGTGGCTGCCATCTCTACTCCTTTGCTAATAGCTCTCTGGGGCTAGGGCTACTAAACCCCAGAGATTACTTATTGGTTAACGGGTCTTATCAGGTCTTTTTGTACTTTAAGATTCCGTTAGGCATCTTGGCGATTGTTGCCATGTACCCGTAAATTGCAACCTGAACCTGCAAATTCGAGACAACATTCACGCTCATGAAATTTTGGGCGGAACGATATACAGTGAATGCCTCTGGTGCAAGGATGATCGCTGAATCATCATCAAATGTTGTAGCTGTGAAGTTCTTGTCTACGTATAGATCAAGTCCTAGCACGTTGCCACGGATAGATGATGGTGTAACTTGTCCAGCTGCGTTCATTGGTTGTAACGCATTAAATACTGGGCGCTTTGTTGTATCTTGCGCACCAATTAACGCACCCCATTGTGCTGGGTTAGCGATGTAATTCTGCGCAAAGTAACCTGTATTTGTGTAGATAGTGCGTGCGCCTTCTGTTGCGAATGCAACAATACCATCAAGGTCTGCAGTTGTATTTGTACCATTAGCACTTGCTTGGATCAAAGCTGCTAATACAGTCTGATCTAGGCGCTTCAAGTATGCGTACTCAAGTTGCTTTGTAAGCTCTGCATAGAAGTTTGGATCTGAACGCTCTAGTAATTCTACTGAGAGTGTGTTCATACCAGCGTACTTAGATACTGTGCCAGTTAGGTATTGTGTTTCCATACCTGTGTTAGCAACTGCACCAGCTTCTGCTTCTACAGTTACTTCTGGTGCAACGCCTGAACCGCCACCAACGCTTGTAACAAGTGAAGGTACGCTTATAGACATGCCGCTTGTAGGCAAAGTGCCTTGGCTGCACGCATCGATTGCTGGTGTACCAAAGCGTGTGTTAGTTACAAACTCGCTTAGGTATTGTGTTGGAGAAAATGCTGGGTTTGTTGCAAATGAATCATCTGCTGCAGCTATGTACAGTTTTGAATCATCATTACCTAATGCAGCTTTAATCTTATGCTCTGTATAAGCAGCCATAGATGTAATTGGCGTACGGATAGATGTTTGGATAACTGGTGTTGTAATTACTGGGCGTGCGGCTTCTACTGTAGGAGTAGCAGCCTCTGCCTTTGCTTCTTGTGGCGCTGTTGCTAAATCTTCCACAGGAGCCTCGCTTTCTTTAGTTTTGATTGGTGTCTCTGCTTCGCTTTCGCTAGCAGCAACTTTAGTTACTTGCGCTGCACTGAATGCAGGTGATTCGACTAGGCTAACCTCTTTTAGGGTTGCGCTAGTTACATATAAATAATCTTTTTTCTGTATAGACTTATTAACGTCTACACCAACTGACAAACCATCGATTAACTGCTCACCGGCAAGGATTAAAGCATCTTGGCCTTGCATTGATGCGCTGATTTTAAATGATGCGTAGATTCCGTCTTCTGTTTGATTAAATTTTTGCATTCTACCGATAGGGCGCTCTGCGCTGTGCTGCATAAGCATCTTAACCTTGCCTGGGTCACCGATCTCGATTGAGCCTTTAGCAAAAACCACTTTACCTACAGAAGTATTGCCTACCTCTTCAAATGGCACGATCTTGCCGGCAATTACTCTGCGCTCTGTATCCGCAGCTTCTACCTGGCTACTGAATGTAAGTATCATCGTCTTGTTCTCTTCCGTTAGGTGTTAGGTTTTCCATTTCTTTTGCATCGTCTATATCAATTAAACCTAGATTAAGCATTTTCTCTAATGCTTCTAACCGCTTGATTGTGTCAGCGCGTAAGAATGATTCCTCTACAGCAAACTTAACTACATGACCGCGTGCTGTAATATCATCCATAGATAAGCGGTCTTCAATAGCACAGATAAATGGTTGTAGAGAATAAGCTACAAACTCTTTGCGTGATTCTAAAATATTTTGATAAGTCATATTACTTCCAGTGCCCATATCAGCACTTATCATGTTTGCCGGAACATTCATCGCTCTTGCAATTTGGGTAGCACTGAACTGGATCGAATCTGTATAGGCCATTTCCTTAGGTGAAAATCCAGTAGTTTCATAAGACAAAGTAGATGTTAAATATGCTGTTGATCTATTTAAACGGCTTTGCTTCCATTGTGCTAATAATCCTGATACTTGTTGCTCTGGCAGATCTGCGCCAGTGTTTTTAATATAACCAGATGGCATTGGAGTTTGTGCTGCTACAGCTGCTGCTTTTTCTGTATCTAATGCGCTTTGTATTGTGCGTGCTGCGGTTTGTAATACGCCTTGTGTTAATCCTTGGAATGTTATTAATGAGCCAATACCGCTCATTGGAGATTCAACACCATCTACATAATATTGGCTAACTTCTGTGCCAAACTTATTTGTAGTAAATGTAACTCGGTTATTAGCGATCCACTCAAATCGTGATGGCCTTAAATCATCTGCATATAATTCTGTAACGCGCCAATATGCAACGCCATAAAACAATAGACTATCGACAGTCCATGAAATAGTGACGGATCTTGGTTGCCGATAGTCTGGTTGCTCGACCCAGAGCGGATTCCCCAATCGCTCACCTGTAGACTTTTTGTAAAGTTCTAAAGGCAAGTAGGAGACTACGCCAGCAATAAGATTTCTGCAACGGCTAACTGCGGGAACTTGCATCGCATAATTGCGATCTAATCCACCAGGGAAATTACCAACACCAGTTGTAAATGAACCATAGCCATAAGCTGTGTCCATAATGGCAGGGGCGTATTGCGCTTGAACGGATTCTCTTTTTGTGTTTATACCCAAAGCAGACAATAGACCCATATAGGTATTATATACCATAAATCGGACTTATGGTGCAAGTCAGACAAATATTTGCGCGGTTTGTTGTGGTTTTGTTAATTGACTTACAACCATAGCCAGGGATATTGCAGCTGTAACATCACCAGCTGATTTTCTTCTAATAATGCGCCAGCCAGCATCATTGGTCTTAGCAGCGCAGTTATTTAAATGTTGTACTAAATCTGCCTGCCCAGAATGCACCACGCGATTATTAGCCAAGCCATCAGCTAGATCCGAGCATGCCTGGTAGAACGCCTGTCCTGAAACGTCTTGTAATCTCCAGCCACTTTGCTCAAGTCTGGTTGCAATAGTTTGCGTGGCGTACTTGTCATAACAAATTGTGGTCGGATGATACTTACGTGCCCACTCATTTATATCACTTGCCATCTTAATCTCATCAATAGCAATATCGCTATGCCAAAGCTGTGCAAGTCCTACTGCTATCTTGCCATCTTGAACTTGGCCCATAACCAAAGCACCCGATCTCCTAGTAGGTGCAATATCAAATGCCATAATTGTCTGTGGCCCTACTGGTATCTCTAAATTGCTATCGCTGCACTGCTCAATAGACCCATATACCCATGGGCTGACAGTAGAATCAATCCACTGGCAAAGCATTTCAGTTCGCGTTGCTTCTATAGTGTTAGTTGCTACTGATTCTTCTAAAGTCTCTTCTGTAATTAAATAACCAAGTGCAGGATTAGCCATAGCCCAGGCTTTGCGATCATGTATCTTGCAGTGCTGTGGTGCTGACCATTCGTAATAGCCTAAAGTTTCAGGTGGATACGATAACGCACGCTCTCTTAGATCATTAAGCACTGTGCTAAATCCATCACCTGCGTTACTTGTCATAAAGGTCATCGCGTTAGGTCTGGCACGTGTTACCGGTAGCGCAGCTGTAAATGCTTCTTCTGTCCATTCACGTATTTCATCGAGATAAAGGAATCCGGCCGACTTGCCTCGGGGTGCATCTCTCGTGGCTGCTGCAATTTCATACCTTGCGCCATTAAGTAAAGTAATTGATTCCTGACCATTAGCCAGGCGGATCTGCCTAACCTGGTCTTTAAGAAATTGATTATCTTCAATCATGTAAGCAACTTGCCTGAATGTATCTAATGCCATGTTTCGGTTAGAAGACATACCTAATACGTTTTTTGTATCCCATAAGAATAAGTGAGCCAGGATTAACATACGTGCTAGGTGAGTTTTGCCATTCTGTCTCGAAATTAACGCTATTCCTAGCTTCTTCTTAAAATCACCTTTGTCATCAATAGTTAATAGATCATCAAGCAACCAACGCTGCCAAGGTATCAAAGGTAAATTGATTTTCTCAGCTAGATCCGCTACTTCCTGCGCTTTGGAGATTCCTTTAAGCAAAGGCGTGTGGATTCTAGGCTCAGTGCTGCCAATTAGCCCGACCCCTCGTTGGGTCTGTTTTACTTCCGCATCATTCTGCATCGAAGTTAAGCGTATCAGGTTTAATAAACGGTGAATCCGGCACTGTTCTGACCGTCTCAGGGAGAGAAGAGTTCAGAAAGACAGGGGGGGTCGCCTTGTGGCTAAAAAAACGCCCACCTTTGCTGCTATTACATGATTTACACATGGCACGTAGATTATCTGGGCTCCACATATCACCACCTTTAACGCGTGGAATGATGTGATCTACGGTATCTGCGGGCTTACCGCACACGCATACTCTGCCATCTCGATCAAGGATTGTAAGTCTGAGTTTCTTCCACTTGCCACTGCCTATCTCACGTTCGCTCAATGCCAGCCCTTTAGCTTGTAATGTTCTAATGCTTTACACATAGATCCATATCTATTCTTATTGTATTTGATACCCCACTCTACCTGCTTGTAACCATTAGCAGTTCTTAGCCATTCGCTCTTACCTTGTGGTATACCAAAGTGATTACCAGATGGCGATACGGCTTTAGGATTCCACCTAGATTCTCTGTAATACAAGTAATCTAAACAATAGAACTCATCTAAGTTATTAAGCTGTATGAAAGCCCACTGACGATAATGATTTGTTCTATCAGTTGCAACGGAATAATCTTTTGAAAAGCAACTGCTAAATGCAATTAGCAATAGGGTGGCCCAAACTCTGCGCCTTCCGGGCCTAGCCTTTGGCGGCCCAGCTTTTCGATTTAAGATCGAACGCTTTTTGTTCAGGGTAGCATGCCTTGTCAAATCGATTAACATAACCGCAGGTCACAAGGCGTGTCGTAGAAGGGCACAATGTTGTACTGATCTATCCAGTTGTAATCGTAACCAGCCTCACTCATGGTTTACCGCCCCATCCACCACCCTTAAATATCAAGCCAGGTGCTGAGTAAATCCGGCTCATTTGTAAATTACATTTAGGGCATTCCATACCGGCAATATCATCATTATAAGATTTCTGCACTGATCCATAAGCGCCACATTCATTACAGCTGTATTCATAGGTAGGCATCACTTCGCTCCAATCAACTGGCAAGTGTGGCAGTCCACGGTGAGAAACTTCCATCCACCACACTTAGCGCATCTGCATATATCACTGTCCGGGATATGCAAAGCTTCGGCTATATTCTTAATACCCACGCAACCGCAGGACATGCACTGGTACGCCTTAAAGCCTTCGGGCGTATCTAATTGCTCTAGCCATAAAAACTCTGTCTTAGCCTTACAGCCATTACATTTGAATTGTGGGTACATTATGATAATATCCTTATTGCCTACATTGGCATTGAGTACAAATCAAGTAATTACCACTATGTATTAACCTGTCGTCATTACAAGCTATACATAAGTCAGTTGATGGTACAAACTTTACCTGGTCGTTTTCCATGCGCTCCAGGTAAGGTCCACCTCTTAGGATTTCTACATATCCCATTTATTCACCCCCTTTACCAGATTCGGAATCATCCGGCCAATACCATGTGCCTGCAGCTGTAAGTTTTGCCCATTTAGCATCACATTGTTCGGCTTTAGGTGCAGTGCATACATACCCAGCAAACGGGCGATTAGTGGATTTAGCGATGCCTTCTTTCTTTACCATATCACCATGCCGGCAAGTAAAACCAACACTAACCACTTCACCAATTTCTGCAACACTTTCACCAATAGACCAAACAACAGGAATAGGCTCGTTGCTATTATCTTTAGGTTGTGTGTCCACAATATGTAACGCCATCTCCATCGCAGCTGATTTACTTCCTGGTCTGCCATATTTAGGTGTAAATTGTTTTTCATTTACAGATGCCATTTCTTCTCTACTAGGTCGCTTTCCTTTAGCTGAGAGACCCGAGTTGCTAATCGCCCTGCCAATTGCGCTTGTTTCGCAGTTAGGAAGAGCAAAATTCGCATTAACACCACGATCACTAACAGTCTCAGACGCAAGCCCAGTAGCACACGGTTTGAGATCTGCTTCCGTTTTGAATAGCCGACAAATAACAATGAATCTAGTGTTTGTGGCCTCGATAACTTCTGTTTCCACTCTTCCATCTGGATATAACCCCCACCACTTATGTAATCTTTCATCGACAGTTTCATATTGACTTAAATCGAACGCCATTATTCCCACGCTCCATCTTCATCTTGCATAGCATCGGTTATTGTTTTTGCAATAGCGATGTATCCGAGTGCGTCTTTGTAATTGTCAGCGACTCCTGGATCTTCAGCTTGTCGGCTGATTTTGACCAGGCACATACAAATTGCAACTTCGTTTGGTTGTATTGGATAACCCAGGTAAGCTGACCACAATTCGGCAATACGTTTGTGGTTACTAATTGGGTGACCATATTGAGTACCTCTGCTGTGCAGGATCTCGACTGTTTCACTGAATAACTTTTCAGTTGTCGTTGGCATCGATTTTATTCTGAATCATTCTGCGGTGCATATCCCAGCCGTCTTTGCGACCACGCCAGTAATGCGATTGCTTCGCATCTTCATACATGCCATAAGCCCATATGATTGCAACCATAATTGCAACCCATAACAGGCCAGCTTCTTTTAGATCCATATAGCCCTAACTGTCCGCAAACTTTGCGGTACAGGCATAGTGTTGCACCTGTGTACGACTTTGTGGATTATTTCGGGCGTAGTTTGTATAACGGTTTGGTAACGATGTTACCCGTAATACCTGCCAAGTGCGGTAAATGAGCCATCCTTTGAGATCGGCACTAACGTGGGTGTTAGCGTCTTTCCTACGGCTTCTAGTATAGCAATACCCATCTGCCAATTCGCGCTTCCATAGCGTAAATAAGACGCTTTTTTTCTATCCATTAGATTACCTACCTCTAGGCCATATAAGGCTCTGTAATGGCTTCCTACGCCCTCTGCATAGGCACTCATGCCTAGTCTATGGGTGTGCCCGCACAATACTGATTTACCCCATTTTTTAGCCAAGTTAAGGGCAGTTATACCAGCGTGCTGAGACATGTTGCCCTCGTCTCCATGGGCTAGCATCCAGCCTGGTTCAAACTCATAAGCTTCTTTGTGGTAGGTCATGCCCATATCGGCAAACCCCATAAACTTTGGGTATTGTAACTCTGGCAAACTGATTAAGCCAGGTACTTTCAGAAGGGTGTTGTAAAGCCTATCGGTGTGATTACTACGGATAATGTGACATTCTTTAGAATACTCACTTAGATCCCAAAGAATCTCCTTAGTGAGTTCACGATCATCGTGAATGGTTTGCTTATAAGCCAAAGGTGTGCCCTCGGCCCACTTGCTAATCGTATTAAAATCAATTTCATCCCCGACCACCAATACAGAATCAAATTTCTCCCTACGTGCTAATTTAATTACATTTTTTACAGCTGCCTCATGATGAAAAGGAATCTGCAAATCTGAGATAACTAGGTATCTCTTTGCGTTAATCTTGCTCTTCTTCCGGAGTAGGAATAGTTGGGATAATGCCGTCTTCGCCTACTACCCAGTCAGGCATAGACGATGCGCTATCCAATAATGCAAGGGCTAGGGGCTCACTAAAACCAGCCTTGCGTGCAGCTTTGTACATCTCATGCTTGGCAATATAAAACACTTCTAGCTTAGATAAAGGATCGGGTGATTTACGCACCACGCGCCTATTGATTTTCTTTCGCTTACGTGTATTAGCCATGTGATTATTGTCGCTTATTCATTATTAAAAACAGATCATCAACACGCTGCTCTAATCGTGAACTTCTTTCGTCTATTCGGTTAATTGCATCTTTAATCGATGTGCCAGAATTAGGGCGCAACTCATTAAGCCAGCCTTTAACTATAAAACGTAATCCGACTAGCACGCTTGACAGCACAGCGATAACGCCAGCTCCAAAGCCAGCCCATTCTCCCGGTGTCATGCTTCATCTGCACCGATACCATAAACAGGATCTGATGCATCTAAAGCCCTAGCTGCTGGACCGGCTAAAGCTGCAACGATCACAGAGATAGCAGGATCTAAACCTAATTCATTACTAGCTAAAAATGTTAAGAAGGATACTAATACCCCACGTGCATAGGATTTTAGTATTGCTTTTTGCTTCTTACTGATCTTCATATCTTGCCTCCTAGTAGTGGTATGTCAAACGGCCTATCATCTTTGTCGCCAGATGGATTAAAGCTAATGTGAATATGTTTTTTATGTGGGTTTATGCCTTTGTATTTACGCCATTTCCAATTTAATATCTTCGAGCATATCCGCCCGTTATAGATGACGTATGATATGCGTGAATCCGATTTGGCTGCGATTCTGATTTGGTCAGCCAGATAAGGTGCGAGGCTGTCGGATGAATCCAAGCGAGAATTAAGATCAAGACCTCTGACCGTTCCAAGTTTGTCTGGATTATGACTCGATTTTCTATTGGCATGCCTACTATCGCCCAACCATCCTTCTGGACTTTTAGTGCACCTATCCGGAAACCATGTATCAACTTGATCTCTTAACTGAACACCAGCAGCACATAACCATGGTTTAGGATTCATTACTCAAAGTTTCATGCTGTGTACTGTTACAGATCCAACGATAGTTAGAATCTAAAACTAATTCAGGGTGACCACAGGTAGGCTTAGGTGCTATAAATGCATCATTTACTGCATCGTATGTATAGCCAACTCCTGCATAGTTATAGCGTATTTTGTTATTATAAGAAGTACGCTTACAAGTTTGACCTCTAAAGTTTGCATACCAAGTTTCAGGATCTAATCCTTCAATTAACTTAGTTTCATCAATGCCTACTATAACTTCAGTAACAATATTGTTTTCATCTAAGAAAGCGTAATGTGCCATTATGCCCAACTCACATTTCCAGTACCGGCAGTTATTGTGGCAATCGTATTTGATCCACTTGAGGCCGTAGTACCTGTTAAGCCTGCACCTATAGTTATTGTATAAGCATTCGGATATGAAAGAATTACAACTCCTGATCCACCATTACCGCCTGCGTTAACTCCGCCACCGCCACCACCACCTAAGTTAGCAGTTCCATTTACAGCATTTGTACTAGTTGAAGCACCATTACCGCCACCACCAGTACCACCAGTTGCTACAGCTGAATTGCCACCATTAGCACCTGCACCGCCACCACCATATGCAACAGAAGATCCAGTAATAGAAGAAGATATTCCGTTACCACCTGGTCCACCTGCTTCACCACCAGAAGTACCATTACTAATTCCATTACTACCAATTACGCCAGCACCACCACCGCCACCGCCACCGCCCCAACTAACATTAGGGCCAGAAGTACCGCCCGCAAAACCTTGGTTTGTTGTACCAGTACCACCTGCTTTTGAATTACCATCGCGGCCACCGCCACCACCAGAACCACCATTTAATCCAACAGCATTATTACCACCACCACCACCACCTGCACTAGATGTAATTGTAGAAAATACTGAATTAGAACCAGTTGTTCCGTTAACCCCACCACCAGCACCACCAGCACCACCAGCACCAACTGTTACTGTGTAATTGGTTGCTAAATTAAAGGATAAAGCAGATTCTAAAGATCCACCACCACCAGTAGCAGTTACTGTGCAGCGCAATCCACCTGCGCCACCGCCACCACCTGCTGAACCACCACCACCTGCGCCAGCAATAACTAAATAATCTACAAATTTAGGAAGTGATGGTTGGCTAAATTGACCTGCAACTATATTCCCAATCATTAAGCAATACCACCAGTTACGTACCAAGCATTAGCAGCTGTTTTAATACATACCGCTGTTTTATATTGAGCTAAAGTTGGTGATGCCGCTGTTCCACCACTACTTAATACTGTAGTAGTACCTGGTGTTACTGCGCTAATTGTGCAAGTACCAGCACCAATATTTAATATTGTAATTGCAGTACCAACTGGAAATGCTACTGAAGCATCCGTAGGTATTTTAAATGCAATGGCTGTAGCTTTGTTCATTAACTGTAATACTTGATATTGGTCTGCAAGTACAGCTGTATAATCTGTGGTGTTAGCAGTGCCTACTGTGAAAGTTACTAAACCATTAAAGGTTGTAGCAGTTAATACATCACCTGTTACTGCTGGTAATCCTGATGCCATTATATCTCCTTAATAAGATAATACGTTTTGTCCTAAGACACCGTAATCTACGTTGCCTATTATAAACCCATCTATGACTGGTTCGAGCGTTGTAAAGGTAGTTTTCCAACTATTCGGGGTAATGTTAAAAGCTACTCCGAAAATCTGTAGGGTCTTATTGAGCGTAGATCCACCAGGCTGGGTAGTGATTACTGTTATTGGATCAAAGAAGTCTAGGTCTAGGGCTGCAATAATGCCGGAATTGTAGTTATCTGTGTATAGATCAAGCTCTACGGCATCGCAACGGATAGAAGTCTCGGCTCTGGAAGCAGTGTAAGCACGAGCATAATCTAGGGCTACCTCATCTGTCTGCATTAATAAGCCATCTAAGAAGTACGAGTGTAAAAAGTATTTATCTATTGAAGGCTGATTAGTGGCTACCTGAGCAGTACCACCTGATCTAGTTATTGTTGATTTATTGAAAATTAGAGTATCATCCAATTTCCATACAGCATTGGAATATTGAATACCTGAGCCATCGTCTGCGAATAGTGTGGGTGTAGCACCAATAGACGAGACTGTTACTGTACGGTCTTGGAATACAAATGAGCCTGAAGCATCAACATAAACAGCCCCATACTCGCTATTGGCAACAGTTTGTAATGCGGCTAAAGAAGTTCGATTGGTACCAGGATCTGCCTGCAAAGTTGTCAAACCTGTATCAACATCACGCATTGATGCAGGCCAACCGATTGTATTTAGTATTTGGTTAATTCTTGTGCCTGATAAATCTCCGGCAGCGGCACTAGTGACGGTAGAAATTTGTGCGTTTTGGGCTAATCTCTGGGCATCTACAGCTGTGATAGTTGTATAAGCAACCTCTGTTGCATCTTTAGGTTGAGTGTTTACATAAGAAGTAATAAAGCCTGAAAAGATTGGGTATGTTACTCCTGAGTAAGTTGCACTAATCTGCACTTTTTTCATAGGTGTAAGTAACTCAAAATATGGGCTAGAAGGATTCTCTGGGTTAAAATCGCCATTTTGATCTACTATGCGTAAAGTTAAATTACCAGTCTGAAACTCATCGGATAGTGGATTACGGCCTCGTCTAGTTTGTACTAGATTTACTTGGTTTGATACATCAACAATTACAGCTGCTGAATCTGCAAATACGTTTGTTCCATATATGGCTGATCCAATTATTGCAGCTTCGGCAAAACTAGGACCGGTAGAAAAGTTAATTACCGCATTGATTGTAGGTAAGGTCACCCTAGTCCACCGTTAATGGTCTGAGTTAATCCATTTTTCTGATTTATTAAGAATGAGTTGTAAATTAACTGGCCAAACTCTCCAGCGTTAGGAGCTAATTCTAAAGTTACGTTTACAGGTGTTGCGTTGATAGGTCCAGTATTACCGCCTGCCTGACCAAATGGTGTAAATGTAGATGGTACGTTAGATATGTTATTAAAGGGCCCAGTTTGCCCTGGAGCAATATTTCTGACTGGATCATAAATGGCTAAACGTGCAATAGTTGCTCTGAACGCTGCTTCCAATTCTGCAGCACTTTGAGCCAATTTTTTAGCAGCTTCAGCGGCCGCCATTTCTGCCAATATCTTTTTAGCCAAAGCCTCGTTATTATCTAAGATGGCTAATTGGGCTCTAATGCGTAGTTTTGTCTCTTCATCGGTGGCTACATTGAGAGCTTGTGTTAAACCAATACGCTCTAAATCAAACTTGTCTTTAAGTTGATCTATTGCTGTTTTTGATTTATTTGATGCAGTTAAGATTGCATATTCTTCTTTTTTGGCAGCAGTTAATTTTTTTTGCAATACCAAATCTGCCCTAGGATTGCCTGCGCCATAACTGAAATTAGAAGTAGATTTTTGAGTTTTGCCAATATCGTAAGCAATTAAGCCTGCAGCACCTACTATTAACTGTTTTTTGCCTAAAGTCAATAAAGCGGTAATGGCTAGTAAAAACTTACCAACATCGCTGTCTATAATCTGTTTAACTTGTGCAATCAACTCACCCATGCCTTTAGCAGTATTAGCAATAGCATTGGCAAACCCATTCATAGAGTTAGCGGCTTGATCTATTGAGTTATCTTTGCCTAATGCGGTAAGGGCATCAATCAATCCTTTACCTATAATTTCTGTAGCATTAGCAGCTGCTACTTTTAACAGATCCATCTTGCCTGCGTAAGTGTCTAATCTGGCTAATGCCTGGCCACTAAACTTCTTGTCAAGCGCGGCCATGATCTTATTCATATCGCCACTGGCTAGGGTTGCCTTGTCTAAGCCTGTGCCTAATCTTTGTAATGATGTTGTAGTGCCAGATGCACCTTTGGCTATTGCAGCTACCACACTGGCTAAGTCTTTGCCTGTACCTGCGCTAACGTTTAATGCAGTCTCTAGGGCTTTTTGGCTAAGGGTTACTGATCCAGTAGCGTTTAATAAAGTTTGGAAGGCTGGGCGTAATTGATCGTCTAATACTCCGTAAAGGTTTTGCAACCCTGCAATATAGGATTCAACTTCATCTACTCTAAATGCGTTGCCAGTGTTTTCTAACTGTACAGCCAAAGATTTGGCGGCCTGCTCATCAGCTGCAAACGCATTGATTGCCTTCTTGCTGAATGCAACTAAAGCGGTAGTAGCAAAGGCTCTATTAAGTGTTTTACCTAATTTTTGCGCTTGTTTATCAAATGCGTTTAGATCCTTCTGACCTTTTTTAAGTGCCTTACCATTAAAGGTAGCAATAGCGGAGACGACTACGTTGGCCATTATGCTGCCTTCTTAATCTCTGTTTTTTTATTAAAGTCAATAGCTGTGGCATTGATCGCTTTTAATATTGCATCATAAACCTTTGTGCTGTCTTGTGCCCAGGCTTTATAAATTAAACGACCCTTGGTCTTACGGCCACCGCCTCTAATATCTTTAATTTTAGGTTGAGTTGTAACTGGCTCTAATGCGGCCACGAATTGTTGGCTAGCAAATGGGTTATTAGAATTATATTGTTGTAATGCTCGACTTCTTGCAGATTTTTTAGTATATGTACCGCTTGCGCCTTGTGATGGTGTCATTTGAAATGGGGCGCGACCTTGTGGATTTAGGCGGCCTGCTACTTCATAAATTGCACCAGGGCGACTTGCGTTATAAACATAGTTGCTAACCTTGAAGCCATTTCTAAATGTTTTGTTTTCTCCTGGGTTATATCCGATACCAGCTCTAACTACATTAGAATCATACTTAGGAAAAGTGCCAGGATTGCCAGATGCCTTTGCCCAGCCGGATAATACATTTTCATTAGCTTTAACAAATCCTTTGGCCTTAAATGCTACGCCACGCATTAAAGGATCAATAGCAGTCCTAATGCGTTGGCGCATATCTTCATCAATAAACTCTAAGCCTTTTAGGACATCTTTAACGCCTACGACCTCTACTGGCATTTCTGATCTCCTTAGCTCGATCACTTAGGACTTGTATAATGGCTGTATACATATCCGTATCCATATTTATAAACTCACTAGGCGCAATTCCTGTCTCAACCGATAGACTAGCTATCGTATAAAGCATTGAATTACGCGGTACTATTTTTTTTCTTCGTCTAATACCTCTACAGTTTCGAGAGTGTCAATAAACTCTGTACCCCATAAAGGTATTTGTGCGCCAGCCCTACGTAAACACTCATAAGCCAACCAGAATATTTCTGTCTGACGTTCATGCTCACGTAGGACTTTGCTAATTCCTGATCCGTACTTTAATTCGAAAGCGTACTCGACACCTGGAGTTATCTTGTGCTCTGATACTTCTCCATTAGCCCTTGTTATCTTTAGCTTTGCCATTATTACTCCTTAGTTA